AAGCATGGCAAAGACATTTTGAACTAGATGCAAATGCAGAACTAGAGGCAGAACATGAAACAGCGATGCATGAACAATTTGATACAGCTATGATAACTGACTTTCCAGAATTTACAAGTCCTTTTTGGAATATGTCAAGATACGATAGTAAAGTTCACAGCAAAAAGATTGATGTCATACTAGGAGGCATGGAAACAATAGGTAGTGCTGAACGTAGCACAGATGTAGATATGATGAGAGATACTTTCCATACAATCACAGATGGTGCTTACAGTGAATTACTATTTAAATTGTTTGGTAAGGATAGGGTAGAAGCAGAACTAGAAGAATTCTTAAAGTTTGACTTCTTTCCAAGAACAGGTGGCGGAATAGGCATGACAAGAATGATTGCCGCTTTAGACCAATAGTGTTATTCTGGGGTGATGAAATTGGTAGACATGCACGATTGTTTCTCGTGTGCTGAGTGTACTGCAATATATTTAGCGTGGAGGTTCGAGTCCTCCCCCCAGAGCCAACTATAACCTAATAGGTATTAGCTATTAGACAATGCTAATTTTATGTGTTATTATGTATTAAATACTATTATTAACAGGAGTTATACATGCCACCACGTAATCACACTAGCTGGTTAAAGAATCCCAAAGTAGAATCGATTAGTAGCACAGCCTACAACTCACCAGAAATATTTGAAATGGAACAGGAACTAATCTTTAAAAAGGTTTGGGTACCTATGTGTCATATTTCAGAGATGTACAATAAAGGTAACTTTAGAACCACACAGATAGCAGGTGTTAATGTTATCGCTGTTAATGAAGCAAGTGGTGTTAGAGCATATATTAACAAGGGTGTAACAGTACCAAGTGGAACACTAGACTATGTTACGCCTTACAAAGGAAAATTACTACATTGCGAAGTAAAACATGGAGGTATGGTATGGGTAACACTTGATCCTGAACCTGAACAGACTGTTGAGCAATGGACGGCAGGAGCATTTGATTGTATTGCAGATGCTATTGACACAGAAGAAATGGAAGTGTTTCATTATCACAAAGCAATCATAGATACAAACTATAAACTGTGGCATGATACCAATAGTGAATTCTATCATGACTTTATGCATTACTTTAATCGGGTGAGTGGATTCAACGATGAATACTTTGCACGTAAGAACATTCCTTTTGATAACGGACATGTAAACGTAAGTTCGTTTACTGTAAACTATGAAGAGTATGAAGGCTTTGAAGACAGAGGCGAACTATCATTTCCTAACCTACCACCCAACCAATGGTATATGGTAGACTTGTTTCCAGGCTTCAACTTTAACTTACGTGGTAGTGCATATAGAAGCGACTCGGTTACTCCATTAGGTTGTAACAAAGTGCTTATAGAGTTTAGAGGTTATGGACTGCGTAAGGACACACCTGAAGAACGTAAAACACGGATCAACCACCACAATAGTATATGGGGACCGTTTGGACGCAACCTACATGAAGACCTGATAGGCGTAGCCGGACAAGGCACAACAATGCGAGAAGGTACAGAAGCTCGAAGCATTTTACATGGTAGGCATGAAAACGGAACCATACATGACGAAGTTGGTATGCGACATTATTACAGTGAGTGGGGAAAGTATCTCGATATGGATCCATACCATGCTTAGATATTTGTACAGGTTATTGGATTGGGTGAGCGGAGATACAGGTCCTAAACATATGGGCCGTAATTAATAACTGACAGCTTTAATTCCTTTAGTTATCCTTTAAATATTTAACCAACCAAAGTTGGTTAATAAAAGGAGAGTTTCTTATGGAAATCTTAACTAAAATAAAAGGATGGGCCAGTGCTATCACTGAAGTGGGTATTTCAGTAATTGCTTTAGGTGTAGTGCTTGAAGTCCTTTTCAATGGACAGGGCATTCCGTTCTGGCCAGGCATAAACGTAATCAGCAATATCCAAAGTATTGTAGCAGGATTTTCTGCACAAGGCTTGGTAGGCTTGGTTGCAGTTTGGGTACTATATTCAATTTACAATCGCAAGTAATTTATAGCTACTCGTAAAAAAGTAGTGACAGAGCCTTCTGACTGTTGGCTCTGTCATGACATATCTTTGCTTGACAAATAATATTTTATATGCTACATTATAAATAACGTTGGACAATCAAGTCCCTGCCAGGCATCGTCGAGCCTGGTCTTAATATGTGAGCGATGTGGTAAAGACATCAAGCAGAGGAGATAATAAATGGACGCACTCACCCTATGGATGGCCGTAGGATTCCTGTTTGCAGGTTACTCAGTCATAGCAAACGATTCAGTACAAACTCTCGGTACATGGATTGCATCAAACAATGAGAGATTCAATTGGAAAATTATGTGGGGAACGGCTTCGGCCGTTTTGTTATGGACGCTCTGGTACGGTTGGTATACCAATGGAGGTGATATCAGCTATGGCAGGCTGAACAAGATTCCATTCCAAGAAATACAATGGTATCACGCAATGGCCCCTGCACTCTTGTTATTATTAACAAGAATAGGTGTACCAGTTAGCACTAGTTTCCTAGTGCTGAGTGCTTTTGCTAGTACTTTTATATTGGAAAAAATGCTTGTTAAATCAATGATGGGATATGCAGTTGCGGCTGTGGCGGCATATGCTATTTGGATTGTGGTTAGCAAGATATTAGACGAAGCAAAACCAGTTAAAGAAGAACATAAACGGTGGTGGCGTATTGCCCAATGGTTTACAACAGGCTTTTTATGGTTCACTTGGCTGTCACATGACATGGCAAACATTGCTGTGTTCCTACCTAGAGAGATACCTTGGGACCTAATGGTTCTAATTAGTGTTATGTTTGTATTTGGATTAGGATATATGTTCCGTGAGGGCGGTGGTAAGATACAACAGATTGTACTAGAGAAACACAACACTAGATATGTTCGTTCTGCAACTATAATTGATTGTGTTTACTTTCTCATACTATGGTTCTTCAAAGAAATAAATGATATTCCAATGTCAACAACTTGGGTATTCGTAGGACTACTATGTGGACGTGAACTTGCTATGGCAACTATTACAGGCAAGCACAAGTTCAAAACTGTATTTCCTTTGATTACCAAAGACTTCATAAAGATGATGATTGGATTAGGAGCAAGTGTGGCAGTTGTGTTATCAATACATTATATAATAGTTCCAAACGGACTATAGTTCTTGACAACAATAAACAATGATAGTATTATATAAGTAGTTTTATAAAATTCACAAAAAGGAAGGTTCACATTGAGTATGAAAATTATTTCAGGCAATGCTAACCCTAAGTTAGCTCAAGAGATAGCAGAACATTGTTTTGCTAACCTTGTTCCTGCAAACATTAGTACTTTTGCTGACGGTGAAACCAGTGTCGAATTCTTAGAAAATATAAGAGGACAAGATGTTTTCATTGTACAATCTACCTGCACCCCAGTTAACGACAGTTTAATGGAGTTAATGATAATGATAGATGCGGCTCGCAGATCTAGTGCAGATAGAATAACAGCAGTTATACCATACTACGGTTATGCAAGACAAGATAGAAAAAGTGCAAGTAGAACACCAATTACAGCAAAGTTGGTAGCAAATTTAATAACACACTCTGGTGCAGATAGAATCCTAACTATGGATCTTCATGCTGGTCAAATTCAAGGATTCTTTGATATTCCTGTGGACGATTTAACCAGCAGGGTGGTCTTTGCAAAAGATATAAAACGCAGTATTGGATTTAGAGATGACCCTGAAGTACATCAAACAGGCACAGTATTTGTTTCACCAGACGCAGGCGGAGTTGTCCGTGCTAGAAAGTTTGCTGACATGTTTGGAGGCGACATTGCTATAGTAGACAAACGTAGACCAGAAGCAGGCAAATCAGAAGTAATGAATCTTATAGGAGATGTGCAAGGAAAACATGCAATCCTAGTAGATGATATTATTGATAGTGGCGGCACATTATGTAATGCCGCTAAATCTATTATGGATGCAGGAGCGGCAAGTGTAAGAGCTTATATCACACATGGCGTACTATCCGATGATGCTTGTCAAAAGGTAGAGAAGTCAGTGCTAGATGAATTAGTTGTTACAGATAGTATACCTAACCGTTGTCCTAAGAATTGTAAAAAAACACGGCAAGTATCTGTTACAGAATTATTTGGTGAAGCAATAAGACGTGTGCATAATGAAGAGTCAGTAAGCAGTTTGTTTATATAATGGAATTTGTTTTGAAAGCAGTAATCGGTGGAATGATAATTGCTACTGTAAGCACAGTAAGTGAAAGATATCCTACCATAGGTGCTTTCGTATTAGGTATACCTCTAGCAAGTTTTGTATCGTTTGTGTTCTTATATTATGCAGGAGTTGATGTACAAACATTTAAAACATTAAGTATTCAAACAGTATACTTTGTTTTGGTTAGTTTACTATTCTTTCCAATCTTTGTTTATGCTTTACCGGCTTATGGATTTTGGACAGCAATGTTGATAGGCTCTGCTATAACTAGTTCATTGATGTTTGTTTTGTTTAGGGTGTTACAATGAATTTTGAATTTGAAGATTACAGAAAAAAAGAACCTCCGCCAAGCTATCAAGAATGGTCACCAAAAGATCCTATTCGATATTGCATGATGCAGGTTGCTTTTTTGTTTGTACTACCTTTTTTATTAGGGTTTGCACTAACTCCAATTGGGCTATTTTTTAATGTAATTTTAATAGATTATATTTTATACAAACGAGCAGTTATAAAGCCTTACTAATATTATTGTGATATGCAGTTATATCGTGATCGCCTATAGAATCAAATCTTCTTTGTTTAATACCGTCCCACATACCTTTACACCAATCAACAAAGCCAGGCTTACCAATTTTGTTATCACTTGTAATATAATGTAGTTCGCCATGATGTCTGTAACCCATTATCCAAAGTGGAACTTTTGTAACTACATCGTTATTGTTCCGCCACCTATGATGTGTAACATTTAAACTTTTACAATACTTTGACCAACCTACCCTAGGACTTCCATAAGTGTACAACTCTACAGGGTCATTTAAGCTATCATTATACTTTGCTCTACTAGCCATTATTGTTGCCATTGCGGCGCCTAAACTATGCCCGCAGAACCATAAATTCTTTTTTAAGTTAGTTTTACGATTTATATCTTCGCATACCATAGGCCAAAGATCATCTACTTCTTCCTTAAATCCTCTGTGTACCCTACTCACAGTTTCGGCCATAACAGGAACTGCTTTTAAATCTGCACTTATGTCATTCCATTGTGTAGGCTCTGTACCCCTACAAGCAATTACTAAATCAGTTTTATTCATGAAACGGTATGCCTGAGCACCGTCCCTATTATAAAATTCAACTGTAGTAAACCCATATTCTTTTGCCTGTTTTTTAGCCGTTTTCATATCACTGTATGCAATTTTAGACAAAGAAGCAAACAATAACGATCTTTCTTTAAAACTTAACGTTTCTATGCTCATAACCCCTCCTTCAACATATATATCTATATTTATTATTACACTAAATACAAAGACAGGATGGAACCATGAAAAAAAATACAAGATCGATACTACAAGAATTAAACTCCTTGCATGTGCGAGATGAGTCTAATGCTGATTTACTAGTTGAATCCACTGCTAATAACATTATTAACAGTAGTATTAACTTAATTAATATGATCCATAAAAACTACGATAATGATACAGCCGGAGAGCTAGAACGTAGATTCCTTAACAGTATTAGGTCTGGGGATCCTAAAAAGTTCCGCAGAGGTATTCAAAAAATTATAGAAAGCAAACGGACAAAAAAATGAAACTTAATAAACTTACAACCGGATTGATATATCCTGCATTACTATTTGCTTTGTTTATAGCAATGTTTGCAGTACCTGCGTTTGCAGGCGAATGGAATGAGAAACCAGTCATGTGTGCTGATAAAGAAGAAACATTTTCAGCTATTGCATCAAAAGGCGAAGTGTTAATAAGTGTTGCAGACCAGCTTACCAAAGTTAGAGACCCAGACGAAAAGGATGGTATAGCACAAAGTCCTGCTATTCTTCCATGGGCCATGTATGCAAATCTAGAAACGGGCACATTCACCATTGTGGAATTCCACAAAAACCCTTATAATGTTTTTTGTATTATAGGATTTGGTGAAAGTTTCAAATGGGTAGAAGAAGGTTTGAAACTTAGGCACGACAAAGGAGAATAGTGTGATACTTAAAGAAGGTGGAAATATATTTAAGGATCCTGAAACTAAGCAACCTGTCACTCAACGTATTAATAGACAGGATGTAGATACCACCTTGGCATGGTTAGAAAAAATAACTAACTTACCACACAGAGATTTTAAATTAGGAACCACAGGAAGAAAAGATACTTCAGGTGACCTAGACATAGCAGTAAACCAAAACGAAGTAACAAAAGAAGATATGATCAAAAGGCTTATTGCATGGGTACAAAAGAATAAGCCACAAGAAGATCCTAAACAATGGATAAGAAAGTCTGGAATTAGTGTGCATTTTAAAACTCCTATAAACGGAGATGAAACAAATGGATATGTGCAAACAGATCTAATGTTTGGAGATCCACAATGGATGAAATGGAGTTTGCGTGGAGCAAGTGGAGACTCTCCTTATAGTGGCGCACATAGACAGATAATGATGAGTAGCATTGCAACAGCTCAAGGGATGAAATGGTCTGCAAACACAGGATTACTTGATAGAGAAACTAACGAATTAATAAGTACAATTCCTGCAGAAATTGCAAAGAAACTATTAGGACCTACAGCTCAACAAGATGACTTAGAATCAGTAGAAACTATTGTTACAAAAGCAAAAACATTACCTAACTACGAAGAACTAGTACAAGGTGCTAGAGATACATTTGCAAAAATGAATTTAGAATTGCCTGAGCATCAAGAGCTAGGTAGAATAAGAGAGTTAGCAGGCATATGAGATTCTACGAATTTTCAATATTAAAGGAAGCTGAAGCACGAATACATCATGCAGAAGATGTTGTGTTCTGGGAAGGCTCCCGTGGTGCAGTCAGAGCAGTTGAAAGTTTAAAGCAATTAGAACAGGGAGGACACAAAGATGTTACAATCAAATGGGATGGATCTCCCGCAATCATTTTTGGACGCAATGAAAATGGAGAGTTTGTGTTTACCGACAAAGGCGGATTTGTCAAAAGCGGAGGAGTTGAAAGAGCAACTAGTGGAGATGACCTTGAGCAATTCCTGCTCAATCGTAAGGGTGGCATTAACAGAGATAAACCGGACCGTATAGAATTTGCAGGAAAAATGAAACAGGCTTTTGCAACATATGAAAAAGCAGTCCCAAGAGATCATGTAGGTTATTTCAAAGGTGACTTACTATATTATTCAACACCTCCAACACAGGATAACAAATTTGTTTTTACTCCTAACATTGTTACTTACTATGTAGATACAGCAAGTGATATAGGAAAACGTATCAGCCAAAGTCAATCAGGTATTGTAATACATAGACAAATGGATGAGCAGGGTAACGAAAGTCCTATTAATATAGATGTGAATACATTCTTCCAAGGCAATGATGTTTTAGTATTTCCTCCTGTAACAGTAAGTAAGGCACCAAAAGTTACTGACAGTGAAATAGATAATTTGAAAATTTTAATTTCTAAAAATGCTTCAGCACTGGATGATTTGTTAAACAAACAAGCTCTAGTGCAATTAAAGCTAAGTGATTTTAGTAAAATACTTTATAACTATGTTAATCAAAAAGTAGACACAGGATTAACTAATTTAGGATCAGACTTTACAAGTTGGTTAGGTACAAGCAAAGTAAGCAAACCAATGCAGGAAAGGATAATTACATATATAACAGAACACAAAGCAGGCTTTGAAGCTCTGTGGGCAGTAGTTGTTGGAATACAAAAGGTAAAAAATGATATAATCAACCAATTTGATAACCATGACTCCGACATTAAGGCAAGTATAGGCGACAACCCAGGTGGTGAAGGATATGTTTTAGCTCATCCACAAGGTGACATGAAACTAGTAAATAGAGGCGAAGGTGGCTTTACTGCCGCTAATAGAGCCGTACAAAGATAAGGAACAGTTATGAAACTAAAAGATATAATGAAAGAAGCTGACTTTTCAGACTTTGGTCTGGATAGGCACGGAGCCGAACTTGATGTTGATGACGACGGAGGGAAAGGCTTTAAACGCGATTCTATGTTTGATCAACTAGGTAAGATCTTAGATAGTGCAAGTAATCCAAATCCCATAACAACAGTCAAAACAGACGATGGCGAAACAATTGAAGTTTCTACACAACAAGCACGAGTTTTACGACAGATGTTATCAGCAGAAGGAATGAAGCCAAACGTAAAGATGAAGTTTACCAAAGACTTACAGATGAGTGCTACATTGCATGACTTTGTAGATCAAAAGGACTATCACAAGATGGGTCAAATCTTTATGATGAAGTACATGTAATGGATTTCATTAAAGAAATAACAGAATCTAGAATGACTAGAGACCGTCAGAATCAACGTAATCTGACTTACTCTGATTGTTGTGAAAGATTATATCTAAGCATATTAGCTATAGAAATGATGAGGAATTATCCATCAGCCTCTCCTGTTGTTCAAAAATACTGCAAAGGCAGTATACATCATAATTATAAAGACTTTAAAATAAGTGGCACAGATGTTTATAACTTGCTATATTTTCTTAGGGGTAATGATGATGCGTTACAGAAATTAAAAGATCCAGAAGCGGCAAAAAGAATGCAGGCTTCAATGCAGGTTCCAGTAGAAGAAGTAAGAAGATATCTTTCTGCTGTTGGTAAAGGATTAAACCCCAGTAGTATACAACAGATGTTTATGAGGCTAGAGACTGGTTTAGATATTAAAAATACCGACTATCGAGGTATTAGACGTTCCTTATCTAATTATACTAAACTTAACAGTCTTGATAAAAGAAACCTAGCTACTAGATTACTTTATGCTATGAGAGCTAAACTACGTAACAGTGACTTAATAGACGACTATTCAACACTAGTTGCCATAAAGGATCTTGAAGCAAGTAGAGTTATTGATCCAGAACCAACTATAAGCAAGCCAGATATACAACCAACCACAGATCCAAGTTATATCTACTATAGATTGTTAGCAAAACCACAAAACATGATACTAATCAAAGGCTTTATTGATCATGTAAGAGAAGGTAAACCCATTCCAAGCAACATGGTAAAGGCATATGCACCTGTTGTTAAGTTTATGGACGATATTGTACGTGCAGGTCCTTCATATGTCAACATGGTTAAAGCTATCCACAACAGAGCCGAAAAAGCCCGCAGGTAGTAAAAAATCGGGCGAAAAACGGCGTATATCCCCGTATTTTTCTATATCATATAAATAAAAGTATAAGAACATCACTGAGCGTGATGGTCCATTTACGAGAAAAAGGAGAAGAAAATGGCAGTAGTAGCACAAGGAAACGGCGGTGTAGCCGGATCAAGCAATGGTTTAGGTCCAAGAACCAGAATCATTAACTTAGCAAAGTCTAACATGACAGCGGCAGAACTTAACGCGGCGTTAATTTATCTAGCGGCAGGCGATGTAGCGGGCACAAACGATGCTCACACAATCGCAGGTGTTGGTTGTTTAACTGAATCAGGTGTATTCACAAGCGGAACAACTGATGACGTACAAGTTGCTATCCAAGGTACAGGCGCTTTTACAGCAGGTTCAAACTTTGGAATAAGTTCAACTGGCGTAACAAGTTCATTACTTGCAGACTTTAGCGAGCAGTATCCACACACAGCATAATTAGTGGATAATTAATTAAGTTTAAAAAGGGCGTTCATATTTTGTTCGCCCTTTTTTTATGACCGTTAAATAGTTACATGAGAGAACGGGTACAAATTATGACAGTCGTTGATGTAACAAACACACATGCAAATCGACAGTCAACAGCAGTAGATAGAGGCCAACAATCTAATTATAATGCTATGATACAAACAGCAGGATTAAGAGTTCTTCCTATGCCTATAAGTTGTATAAGCAAAACAGGCGATGTATCAAATCTAGGATTTGGAGCTAATATAACAGACAAGCAAAGATACTGGATATTTGAGTTTGAGCATGAATATATAGGCGGAATAGATCAGCAATCACTAATAGAAGACTTTGATCTTGTACCTGTAGTGACGGGACTAAAGGAAACAGCATTAATAAACAACAATGCTTTTCGAACAAAAGATAGTGTAGAAAAGAATATAATCTTTAATTTTAACGATCTTGAAGATATTAACTATACTGATAATAATAATACTATATAAAATAAATAAAGTAGTAAACGAATAGGCAACGAACTTCGGCAAAAATCACATCTAGAAGGCAGTAAAACTATAGGCCCCGTCCAAGAGACAAAGGAACGGAGATAAAAGATGGCTGGTGCCACTGATTTAGAACGAGAAAACTTAGAAGCACACGTTGACTTATGCCAACAAAGGTATGAGAATTTGAATTCACGTCTCACGAAGATTGAAGAAAAAGTCGAACACATTCATAATGACATAGTACACGGCAATAAATCCATGATGAAAGTAATCATCGGAGCCGCAGGAACTGTTGTTGCAGGTTTATTATCCACTATCATTGTTATCCTTATTAACGTACAATAACATAAATACAAATATGCTATTACGTGAGTTCGCCATAACTGAAAGAATGGCCTGGGCTAAGTCAGGCAAGAAGGTTGTTAGAAAGTATAGATGTTCTTCCGGCAACAGAAAAGGGCGTGTGGTTGCAACACCTGCTCAGTGCTACAAAGCACCTGATGTCAAGAAACGGATATTACTTAAGAAAACCAAAGCTAGACTAGGAAACAGGATGGCTAGGAAAGCCAAGAGAACAAAACGTATGAATCCTACATCTCGTAGGGTGCAGGCTTTAAATAGGGCATCAAGATGAATTTACGCGAGCTTATAATAGAAAGAGAAATCCAATGCAAAGATGGAGAATACTATTGTAGGACTTCAGGTATGTGCAAACCTATTCCAGATGGATATAGTGTTATGCCAGACGGTGAACTAGTAAAAGAAGTAGCACGAGTTTGGTCTAGGACAGGCGGAAAGCAAACACGAAAGTATAGATGCACACATGGACATAGAAAAGGTCGTGTAATGAGTAGTCCGGCGGCATGTAATGCGCCAATCAATGTAAAAAAGAGTGTTGGATTAAGTTCACTTAAAAAGAAACGTGGAGGAACAATGGCCAACCAAGCTAAGATTACTAGGAGAACTAATCCTGCTAGTATGAGGTTACCAAGGCTTAACAAACCAAAGAAAACACCCTTCGGAAGGAAAAAGTTCAAATGAGATATCACGAAATTATAACCGACTCCAAAAAGGACGAAAAGTTCAAACCGCATATGATGTATGATCCAAAGACAGGCAAAAGCAAAATGGCAAAAGTTGAACAGGATCACATAGACCTAGCAAAAAAAGGTTGGACTCATGATAAGCCTAAAAAAGCAGAGCTAGAGGAACAGCAGGAACTTGATGTTGTAAATTCAGACGAAAAGCAAGTTACCCTTGTTGATCCTAAAACCAAAGTCCAAACAATAGTACCAAAGGATCCAAACAAACCAGGATTGATACAAGCTGATCCTGATGATCCTACAGGAAAATCATTTAAACTTGATATGAAAGCATCAGGTCAAGTTGATAACAAAATTCAACCCGGGTCAAAAGTCAAAGTAGCAGGACCCATGTAATGAAACTTAATGAAATCATTAGTGATTTTACAATTTTTACTACCAATGAAGAGGAAGTTTTCTTAAAGAAGATGCCGTCCTCCTCGCAATCGTATAATTCGTTTAGCGAGAGACAGCAATTCATTTTAGACAATCTAATACGCAAAAGTTTAGTAAGTAAGATAGGAAACGAACACAACTCTTTTTTGGTAAAAAAGAATGCTACATGAACAAGCCCTACTTCACCTAGAAGAGCTATTAAACGATCCTAGGTATCTAGATCTAATACCCCACCAAAAGGGTAATAGTATCCGTATTGGAAAATATGTAATCAGAGAAAACAAGACAGGGTTTTTGATATATGACTGTGAAATAAACAAAAAACTTAATAATACCCATAGCAAAAGTGCCGCATTAGCACTAATAAAAGGATGGCAGGAAAACAAAAGGAACCAATCAGAAGTGCTTAGATTGGATCAAATAGTAAGAAAATATGAAGTAGATAGCACATTTTACAAGCACACTATAAAAATAACAAAAGATGCTACAAAAAAACTTACAACAGAAACTAGGCTAGACATTGCTACCACAGAAATTTACAATGCCAAGAGTCAACTGATGTCTATGATAATTTAGAGATAAGATAAATAAATATAACACAATAGGAAGAGAATTATGAAGCTACAAGAAATTTCAAAACCTAATACGGTTGAAGCATTAAATGAAAATCTTTCCAAAAAGTTTGGACAGACTATTAAAGTAGATGCGTTCACGCTCGAACAGTTGCAGGATGCACGTAATAAAATTAGAACTAAACTAAGCCAGTTCGAAACTAATGAAAGTTACGACTCCGTTCTTAAGGATTCAAATTATCAAAAAAATAAACTCTTCCTTGATGTTTTGAATA